TAGACAGTACAAAACAAAAGATGTTCTTCGGACCCCCGCTGGGGGTCCAGAGATACGACAAGTTTAAGTATCCTGTGTTTGATAAACTGACACAGCAACAGCTTGGATACTTCTGGAGACCCGAAGAGGTATCCCTCCAGAAGGATCGTGCTGATTATCACACTCTCAATGAAGCACAAAAGCACATCTTCACTTCAAACCTGAAGTATCAGATCCTTCTGGATAGCGTTCAGGGTCGTGGTCCTGGTATGGCATTTATTCCTTATTGCTCTCTTCCTGAACTAGAAGGTGCTATGAATATCTGGCAGACCATGGAGATGGTCCACAGTCGCTCCTATACCCATATTATCAAAAATGTGTATGCTGATCCTTCGGATGTCTTTGACCACATTCTAGACGACGAGAAGATCCTCTCACGAGCACAATCAGTTACCCGTGCTTATGATGATTTTTTACAGGCAGCATCTGAGTGGGGTGCTGGTAACCAATGGGAACATGCTTTAGAAGGAACTCCAGCAGCACAAGAAACATTATATGATCTCAAGAGAAAGTTATATCGAGCAGTTGCTAACGTTTATATCCTCGAAGGAATTCGGTTCTACGTATCGTTTGCCTGCTCTTTCGCTTTTGGTGAACTTAAACTCCTCGAAGGATCAGCAAAGATCATCGGACTCATCGCCAGAGATGAATCCCAACATATGACTATCACTCAAAACATTCTAAATAAGTGGAAGGAAGGTGATGATCCAGATATCATCCAGATCGCTAAAGAAGAGCATGACAACATTGTTGAAATGTTCCGAGAGTGTGTAGAGGAAGAAAAAATCTGGGCAGAATATCTTTTTAAAGATGGGTCAATGATTGGACTTAATGCTAAACTACTTCAGAAATATGTTGAATGGATTGCTAATCGTAGGATGAAATCAATTGGATTTAAACCAATCTTTGATGTTCCTGCCAATAATAATCCACTTCCTTGGACTGAACATTGGTTGTCATCTAAAGGTCTACAAGTTGCCCCACAGGAAACTGAAGTAGAATCTTATGTTATTGGGGGGATTAAACAGGATGTTAAGAAAGATACTTTCGCTGGTTTTCAACTGTGAGAAAACGAGAAGTGGAAAAACTGACCAAACTCCAGGAACAGATCCTGGAGAACGGTCCACAAAGTTTATCTCAGGCTTGGATATTAGCGGCGCTAAAGAACAAACTGAGAAATATCCAGACCCATGGGACGACCCATTGATGTGATATGAAAGTAAGTAGTGCTAAAGCAAAAGGAAGAAACTTACAGAAGTGGGTTAGGGAGAAGTTGATCGAGATGCTTGATGTCCATCCAGAGGATATCGAGTCTCGATCTATGGGCGCAGGCGGTGAAGATCTTATTATGGCAAGGGCAGCACGAGAAAAGTTCCCTCACAGTATTGAATGTAAGAACGTAGAACGTCTTAATGTCTGGGATGCTTATGAACAGGCACAAGCAAACTGTGGTGACTATGAACCTATTGTAGTTATGAAGAAGAATAGAAAGAAACCGTTAGTGGTTGTTGACGCAGAGTATTTTATAAAGTTGTTTGAGAATAAATAGATGGTGTTTAATCTCATTAAGAAAATGCTACCTAAGGTTTCCGAAGGAGCAGACAGAGAAGAAAAAAGAGAATGGTTAAGTGATCTTGTTAGAATTGTGATCCTAATCTGGTCTGCTGGACTGTTAACTGCCTCATATGTAAGGCTTCCAAGTGGTCAAAAGATCATGGATTTTGACCCAACTTTCATCGCTTCTGTTTTCTCTGGATCTTTAGCTGGATTTGGTATTGCTGCTGCTAAGGCAGGTCAAACACCTGGCGCCAATGGTAATGGTGGATCTCTTCCTGAAGCACCTGTATATGCTGCTAAGAAAGAAGAAGAGAATACTGAGCCTGAAGTTCAACCAGTATGGTCTGAACCAGAACCAACTCCAGAACCACCACTAGTATGGGAAGAACCCGCTGTTGAAGAAACAGTTGTAGAAGAACCAGAAGCAACCGAAGAATCATCTGAAGAGAGACCACGCAGAGGAGATCTGTAATGGCTAAGTCTGCTAACAAAGGAAAGAAAGGATCTTCTAAACAAAATCAGGGCAATGCTACTGCCAAAAAAGCAAAGAATGGTGGGAAGAAAAAGTAATGGAATACATTATTTTCGCTATCGTGGGTCTAACGGAAGTTGGACCCAATCTTTGTAGGGTGGATTATCAACGATACGTTGATGTCCAATCTGTCACCTTACCTTGTAATCTAATCAAGAAAGAAAATGCAAAAACTAATTAACGTTCTAGCAGTTGCCTCGTTTGTCATGAGTGCTTCTGCTGTAGGTGCTGGCGTTTATGCTTACATGAATAGAGAAACTCTAATCGAGCAAGCAAAGCGTGAGATCATCGAAGCAGTTACACCCAAAGGTGTAAAAGAAATCACAGAGAAACTACCATTCAAATTGTTCTGATGTACATAGCAAAGCGTGAAGGGTTTACTGGAACCTGGGATTATTTCGAAACTAACGTAAACGACAGTCCAAAATGGACGAAAGATAAATCCAAAGCAGCCGTGTTTTCAAACCAAGATGAAGCAATGGCACATGCTAATGTTAGCGGTCTATATACTATTATTCTTGAGGTGGTAAATGACAACAGCACCAGCGAAGGACAAGCGTAAAGAAGAAAAAGATAATATCTTTGTTGATATTCTCTACAACATCGTAGTTTATATTCCAGTCTTAGTTATCTCTTGGGTAATTGATAAGTTCTCAGATTGAAAACTTAGCAGATAACTTCTTAGCAATCTTTTTAGCGGGGGCAAACAGGGGCTTGAACCTTGCTTGCCCCTCTTTTGTAAATTTGTCTGCTATGACATCATCAATAATGATCTTATTATCAATTTCATATAGAGAATTGATCTCAACTTGATCACGAATATACTGCTCCACATTATCGATCTTCTCTACAAGTCGTGTGCCAGTAGCAGAGTATTCAAAGATATCAATATGTCCCTCGTCTGCTAGCACATAATGTAGGACGGGTTTGACTTGCTTGATCTTGACCTTAAACTTCTTCTTGGTTGCTTCTTTGATGAGTGGCTCAGCAGCATTCTTGATTGTATTGAATGCTGTTGTGGCAACCATCGTAGCAGCAGTAGTAACTACGGCGACAGAACCAGCCGTAGCAACAAGAGAAGGGTCAGGTAGATTAATATCGATTCCATTGACTGTAAATGTGGGAGGTTTAGGTTGTGCTGGAACCTCTACAACGGGAGTTGTAGGTTGTGGTATTGCCTGTTGAATGGCAGGAGGTAGTTCTGGTTTGGTATCAGGTAACCCCCTAGTCTTCTCTTCTTTCTCTGCTGCTTGTTTCTCACGCTCTGCCTTGACAGCAGCATCAAACTCTTCCTGTGTTGGTACGTTGATTACAGGATAAGGTATCCTAGTATTGGGAGCATCAATAACAGGAACTTCAAGACCACGAACTACAGGTGCCTCAACACCACGAACTACTGGTCTCTCTATGGTGGGAATGATAGAGGGACCAGCTATTCGATTGATGTTTGTATTTGGAACCTTGATCGGATTATTTCCGATGATGGGTATCAGATTGGGATTATCAATTGGATCCATTTACAACGTCCTGTACTCTAGGATACTTGACAACGACATCGGCACAGATCTTATGGTAAGGACTATCAGGATGGAAACTAACTCCATTCTTATATGCCTCACCACACTTCAATAATCTAACTAACTCAAAGTCCAGACGTGCCTTGTCTGCTTCTGCCTTCTGTCTTTCGATCTCTACCTTTGCTCTTGCTTTACAAAGTTCCATTAGACCACCATCTAAAGGAATATTCACACCAGCAGAGATACCAAAGTTACCATTACGGGACGTAAATGTTTCTGGATCTTCACTACTGTTGTTACTTCCTAAGGCAAATGGTGATACGCTGAAGGTTGCTCCTTGGCAACTGACTCCTGCTCCATAGGTGTTGAGAGCATATGGTCCCTGTAATACTTGTACAGCCTGATTAGTGACATTGCCTGTAGCGGAAGCACTAGGACCAGCAATGTTAGTATTAGAAGGAGCGGGAGCACTTTGAGCGAGAACTGGTAGTGTTCCACAAGCAATTACTGTGTAAAGACAGAGATTGATGTAGTAGTTGATTGTGTTTCGGTTGTTCGATCTATCCATGTTTCTTTAGCCAATCCAGGTCCGAGGTATGTTTCGCTGAACTGGAAAGGAGCACCAGGAGTGATGATACTATAATTTGCTCCAGGAGCAGGAGTCCCAGGGATGTTGATGTTTGTTCCAGTTACAGTATAAGATTCACCAGTTGTATATTCAACTTGACGAATAGTTTCTACAATTCTTGTAGTTGATTCTGTTGTAGCGTTGATTGTGCCTCTAGTAAAATTAGGCACAACACTCTCTGCTAGGGCAGGTGAAGACACCCCTAACAGGACTAACCCTGCTAGGAGATACTTCATTTGAACACACTCAATTCGATGGTTCTTTGACCCGTAGCAGTAGTACCAGCACCACCAGCGGTTACAGTAGGAACACCAGTTGTTGATAGAGTACCAGCAAGGGATCCTTTATCACCACCAGTTTGAGTTACGCTGTCGCCATAAAGATTGGGCGAACCGATTACACCGCCAGTAACTGTCTGTGAAGTTACGGGTGTATCAGCAGCGTTGAAGCTCTCACTAAAGGAGAATGCCTGACCAGCAGTATTGATATCGTAGGTTCCAGCACCACCTACACCACCAAAGGATGTAGATTGGATATTGGTTCCTGAAGCGGAGTAAGAAGCACCAATTCGGGTGG